CAAGCAGAAGAAAGAAGACTCTGTGAAGTTAGATCCTCTCGGTGTTTGGATCAGCGATATTGAGAAATATACGCCGGCTGAATACTACAAAGACAAGGATCTTTACAGAGATGCGGACGGTATTGGTGGATATGCAAGCCGTTTTATTTTCCGCCCATTAAAGAACTTACTTACTGGTTCAAAGGAGCTTGATAAAGAATTCAATCTCTCCAAGGAGGATTGAGTATGGATAATATCAAGCGAATGGATGAGCGGCAAGCTACTTTACATGAGCATTTTCCGTCAACGCATTATTTGCATAAGCCAGAGAATGTTATGCGACTTATGGAATGGATCACATTCTATCGTCGCAACCCATCAAGATTTGTAGAGCATTATTTTGGAATTGTTCTTCATCTATATCAACATATTATCTTGTATTTGATGGAGTTCGTTCCGAGCTTTTGTATTGTTGCTGCGCGATCTGCGGCAAAATCATTTCTAATTGCCATCTTTGCTTGTAAAGAGGCTATTTTGCGACCTGGGGCGAAAATTGTTGTTGCGTCTGCAACCAAGAAGCAAGCTCGTCTTATTGTGTCTGAGAAGATCAAAAAGGAGCTTATACCAAAATCACCGTTGTTGGCCGCTGAGATTGATAGTTTCAAAGATAACCAAAATGAAATTGAAGTGATTTTCAAGAATGGCAGTTCCATTGTTGTTGTTGCTGCAAATGAAAATGCTCGTGGTTATCGTGCGACTGTAATGATCTACGAAGAATTCCGTATGATTGTCAAGAATATCATTGATAGTGTTCTTTCGCCGTTCCTATATATCCGTCAGGCTGATTATCTGAAGCTTCCAGAGTATTCTTCTATGGTCGAAGAACCAAAAGAAGTTTATATTTCTTCTGCGTGGTATCAAAGCCACTGGATGTGGAAGCTCATCCAGACTCTTACTAAGGATATGTTTACAGATGGTTCTTCGTGCGTAATTGCAATGGATTATAGCAT